TTTGATAAGACCCTCATTTATATTATCCCTGATATCATCTATTCTTGGACTGTTTTTGATATATTTGTATAGAGTGCCAACAGATTGAACAGCCTTATCTAAACTTTCTCCAACTAATCCTCCCATTAAAAAATTCTCTGGAGCTTTATAAAGCTTTTGCATAAGGACCGAATGATCTTCATTAGAAGCAAGACTATCAAGAATAGCTGTCTTAATTTCCGAACTAGGAGTTAAGTATTCTATACCCATACTGAGCATCCCTTGTTCATCCTCCGGGACAGCAATTACTTCTGTTGCTCCATATCCTAATACATTTGAAAGAAAACGATTGCTAACCCCTAAAGCTCTTGTTCCTGCCGATAAAGCTCCACCCGTTAAACCAAATTCTCCTAGTGGTTCCCCAATCCATTCACCGCCAACCTCTTGAGCTTTGCCATCATAAGCCACTAACTCATCTGCAAAAGTATTAAGCTCAGATAATCCCGGAATATTTTCAGCTATCCAAGGAGCTATGTTTTCTTCGTATCCGGGTATAAATGTTCTATTAAATTGTTCAGCGAAATTACCTAAACCTTTTGGAAGACCTTTTACTGCTCCTACTACTGCCGATCCGACTGCCTGACCAGCACCGACTGCCTTGCCACCAGCCTCAGTTACCACATCTCCTATTAACCCACTAACTCCACCGATAGCATCCATAACTGTGGGATCTTCTTCTGCTAGCATCACATTGGGATCTCCAAAAGCATCAGCTAATTCTTCAGTGGGGATGACTTCCCACTTTCCATTTTTATAACTATAATCGTATAACCCGTTTTTACGAGCCTCATTAGATTGTAAAATCGCATCTATTACTTCGTTTTCTTCCATTAATTTATAGCCTCAATTGCTTCTTTAAGTCTGTTTATTTGGTTAAGGAGAGAGCCAGTATTTACTGCTGGTGATATTTCCCTTAATCGTCTATTGGCTTCAGTTTCTTTGATTTCCTTAGTGTCGTATTGCCTTTTAATAGATTTAAGCTTTAAGAGAACTGTTTGAGCTATTTCTAGATCTTCTTCTGGGGGACTTTCTAACCATTTTGATAAATTAGGTTTAAACATTGTATTTAAATATGATTTAAGGTTTTCTAAATCTAATTCCTTTTTCTTTCCATCAAGCTCCTCTGCAACACCCTCAGTAAGCTCTGCAACCCTTGCTTCAATATCTAGATCAATGTTATTGGCTGTAGCTTCTAAAACTGATCTCTCTAGCTTCATTTTCAATTCTTTATACTTTAGTTTTCGTAACTCGCTTTCCTCATCATCCTCTATGAGCTTTGCTGTCGGGTCATACTTTGTTGCTATTTCTATATCGCCCATAGCGATTTTCATTCTTTTATCTTTATGGAGATCAATAATCTTATCCCATTTTTCGTATTCTTCTTGGCTGAGAAGAGGGGAAATATTTTCAAGGTCTTCATAAGTAGGAACCTTGTCTTTAAATCTATCTAAGAAAACTCGTACATCGATATTGTTATAATCTGTTTCTAGGTACTTACCGCCTTTAGCTCCGTCTAAATCTGCATTTAATTTATCACCTTCTTCATGGTCAAGAGTATACATTTTGTTAATAGCTTCTTTAGCTTCTTCATAGTTTATTTCACCTTTAGTAGCCTTACGAAAAGCTTTCTTTGTCTCTTCTACTTGATCAAGCCTCTCTGTTTCTAAAACTTGTTCTTTCCAGTCTTCATCATTCTTTAGCCTTTGAATATGGTTGCTCAAAGAGTTCACTATATTTTCTCTTTCACTGCTATTCATTGGACTAATTTTTAAAGCATTGTCTAATCTGCCGTTCCCGGTTGCATCTCCATCCAAGATTTTATTAAGCATCTCATTCTGTTTTGCTAGAGGCATAGTTAAGACTTGTTCGTAAATCTTATCTTTTAGAAAGCTAACAACCGCTTTATCAAATTCCCCTCCATTTTTTATCTTCGCCTCAACTTCTGCTTTTGTATAATCTGCTGACGGGTTTTTCAGCATAAGAGATAGGATATCCTTTTGAGATAGTATTTTCTCATTCGTAAATTGATTTTCATTATAAAGGGTATTAAATATCCCCGAACTTAATTCACTAAGCCAAAGATTAGTAGCCTTTCTGTCTTGTATCCCTAATGAAGTAGCGGTGGCTTTAGCATGGGCAGATCGATACTTATCAAATTCTTCTGCTCCTTTTAATAAAAATTGAGCTTTAAGTTTGCTAGCTAGGGCAGGGGAATTGACTGCAATAGGCTCTATTAAACCCATAATATGTGCATTAAGTCCATCGTTTAAGTCATTGGGATGTAAAGAATTTTTCTCTGCATTGTAAACAAGATCATTCATTGTTTTAGTCCCGGTAACAATAATCTCATTCTCAAGAACTTTTAAAGCACTGGCTCTTGCCGTTCTGCCAAATACTGAGTTATCAAACATGGAAAAGGGATCATCACCTAGCTTGTTAGCTTGCTTAACATCTTTAAGAGTAGGAGCATTTTCTACTCCCCATTTCTCTCCCTCAATTTGTGCAAACACTGAAGCTTGCTTAAAGGCAAAGTCTGACATTCTATTCAAACCTTGGGACAATACATTCATAGTATTCTTACTTTCCTGCAAAGCATATCCTTGAGGAAGTTTAAGAGGATTTAATCCTTGTCCTACTGACTGATATGGTTTGAAGGTTTGTGCCATTAAGCTCTCGCTGTTTGAAACATTGGTGAGATAGACTGACTATTCATCATAGCATTACCAAACGAACTTAATGCCATTATATAGCCTTGGTTTTGAGCTTGCACACCAGCCATTTCATAATCTTTTGCTCTCATCTCTCCAGTATTAATAGCCATTGATGCATTCCATTGAGTATCAAAATAATCATTAGCTCCGGGTCTTTGAACTAGAAAGACTGATCGGTCATTAATAGTTCCCATATCTGGAGCAATACCGCCTCTAAAACTTCCAGCTAAAATTGAGGCTAGAGATGCATTTACATTCTCTAATGCTTTTACCCCTTTCTTTTTAGCATTGATCGCTTCCACTCTAGATTGCAGACGTTCATTCCTTGCCCGTTGCTCATACATTTGTTTTTGTTGTTGCCCTGCTGATATCTGAGCTAAAGCACTTATTCCAGAAGTAACCATTCCAATTGTCTGCATAGTGGACATGGCTCCGGCTGTCGCTGTTGCTCCTCCAATTGCTGATAATCCTGCTGTTACTAATGATACCATTTTAAGCTCCCGTACTTAGTTTGTATTCTATTCCCAGAACTGTGCAGAATAGAGGTTTCGTCATTGTTAATGTTATTTGAGCTTCATTAGAGTAACCCAGAATAGGAGCTATTCTTTTTCGCCCGGTGAAATTTGTGATCTTTTGATTAAGAGTTAAAGGCAATTCCCGGAAGGGGACCTCTACACCATTTATTGCTAAGTTCTGAGCATTATATAAAATTGGAGTGGCTTCTACTATTCTACGTTTTCTGCTGGTTACTACTCCACTTGGCAACCTTGGTTCGGCTGGCATAGTCTTAACTTCAACATCATAAGCTAGACCCACTTCAACATAAGTGGTAGGGACAGCATCTAAAGTAATAGCTCCAGAGCTTACAGTCTTATCCGCTATAACAACATCATCCCTAATAACATTTACTGTCTTGGCTTCTAGATGAGATAAATTGGAAGCAGTAGTATTTGTTGGTTTTGCCTGATCCGGGGCAGAAGCTCCAGAATAATACTGAATAGCACTATCTGTGGTCCTATCGTCATCAAATACTTCAAGATAATATTTTGTGGAGGAGTTAACTGTCCTTTTAACTATTGTATAAATATCCTCAATATCAACCGCTACATCTTCAAAATTTCCATCAGTTATAAATTCAGAGGGAGCTACTACGTTTTGCGGTCTAAGTATAGAATAGACGCACATTGATCCATCTCCTGAATTAACTATTAACAGCATGTCTCCATCGTCAGTGTCAGTTGCAGATCGCATTGCCATTTTGATAGGAGTTTTTAATAAATGTGAAGAGAGAAGGGACACATTGTTAGAGTTATAGTTTAAATCTGTATCACTGAATATAAGCTCCCTGAGAGCCTTTCCTGATTTCTGTATGTATAAGGTTCCATTTTCTGCGGAAACTGGCTTTACACCCTCCTTAATTCCTCTCCTAGTAGCAATTTTAATAACAATATTGGCAGGAGTTATAGGATCTAAAGATGATTGAGGAACAAAGAACTCAGCAGAAGAAGTAAATATCTGGAGATCCCTGCCGGACCTAATAGCATTTATAGAGTTAATACTATCGGTGGCTAGTGTTACAAAGATAGCATCATCGTCTAAAGCTTCAGTTGATTTGAAATTAAAATAATCGGCAACCTTAGATCCAAATACACTATTAGGTAATGACTTACTGCCTCCGAAATATAACCTTCCTTCGTGAAAAGTACATGATCTGGGATATCCTCTAGATCCAGAAAAGACAGCTTCATACCCGGTTTCTAGTTCCCAATCCCCTGAAGCAATTGCCACATCCTTTTCATAGAAGGGAATTTCAACCATAGTCTTAACTACAGTAGAACTTTCAAACTCAATAATCCTAGCTCGACCAAATCCATTATCGACATTTATATATTGATTTACATGACTTGAAGTAAAAACACCTGATGAGGCAGTGATCTTGGAAGTTCCATCTACAGAATTTGGAGTTATTGTTCCAGAAGGGTTTGTTGCAGAAGTAGTAAATCCATAAAAAGGAGAAGTTAAAGTAATAGCCGAACTTGTCCAAGCAGAGTTACTAGCTCCTCTTACAATCTTTACTGGAGGCAAATCCTCTTGAGTAATAATTAAAGTGTCTGCTGATTGAGTAAAATATATCTTGGATAAATCTATATCACCTAGATTAATTGCCAGATAATCATTTCCAGAGCTATTTATATTTGTAATTTGAACCAGATTAGCAAAAACAAACATCCGGGTTTCCGAGGCTGACTGCTTAACCAATACCAGCATAAAGCTCTGAGTATTAGAAAATTCAAAAGGTATAAGCCTCATTCCCGTCTGAGCAGTGTAGGAGCCTCCTAAATGGCTTGTAAGGTCTGCCATATATCTAAGACCCGGTCTACGTTCAAAGCCTCCTTGAGGCATTATAGTGACGTTCTTGGCTCTATCTAAACCAGAGGCATATTGCTCTAGATCAATCCTGCTTTTAACAAGATCATCCAGTTCCCCGACTGTGAAATTTGATTGATACTGTGTGACCCGGCTCATCTAACATCAACCAAGACATAATCTGCGAGAACCTGAGATGATTGACCTGAACCATCTATGACACTGGCTTGCCTGAAATAGCCACCCCTCAAGTTCTCTATCGTTGTACCAAGTGCTATTGTTTTCCAATAATCTGATTTGGTAGTCTGATCTGTTACTGGCTCTGCCAGATGCCAAGCCATTTGATAAATAAGTAATTGAGTGAAATAGGATGGCATTGATTGCTCAGTCACATCCTTTTGATAATCTATATATATAGTGCTTTCTTGAGCTAGAAGTTCGGCTCCCTGAATTTCATAGTTTGTTACAGAAGGAGCATTAGCTGAAGCACTAGCAAAAACTTTTCTAGGAACCCCGTTAACCATATCTGCCGGGAGAGCATAAGCATAATCCCAATAGTTTAATGGAGAAGAAGCTGATTGAGCTAGCTGAGTTTTACCCAGACTGAAGCTCCAAGGATACATTCCCAAGGTAAGCGATTTAACTTTTGGATACATAACTTGAGCAATTGATGCTGGTGCTGTTCCATCGTCAAAACTGGAAATGCTCGTTGAACCGAGCAATAGAAGGGCATTTGAGCAAATTGATACGTCTGTGTCACCGCTTGCCATACAAACCCCTTATAAGTAAGCAGGGGATGTTTCCATCCCCCACTAGGTTATTAATTAGTCACTATCGGAAACCGCACCGATTGTAGTGCCGTCTGAAATATCAACCACCGAAGATGCGTTACTGACTACGATATGCATCGTAACAGTTCTAGTACCGCCAGTAGCTCCATGAACCATGATCATGTCTCCAACACTCAAAGTATCGGACAAGTCATTGAAATACCCGGAGGCATCTACCGCAGTATGAGCTTCCGTTGTGGTATAGACATATAGTGCAGGAATGGTCCCGGCTTTCTCTTGACCGCCAATACAATTCCAATTTGATCTATCAAATGCCATTTCTTAGCTCTCCCTACATGTAACATCACATATACCATTGACATCAACTGCCACCGCTCCTGCTGAATACATTGCAGAAACTAGCCAAGATGTTTTGGTTGGGATGTAGTTAATTTCAGATTTAGGAGGCATACCAACTGCAAGACCAATTGCAGACTTGTGAAAAGCCACACAAGTTCTATCACTTGATCCATCGATTGGAACTCCACCCTCATCTCTATCACCGATCATGTGTATTCTAAAACCAGCAAATTCATTAATTTCCCCACGAGCTAATCCAGAAAGCTGAATGAAATCTGAGCTAACTGCTCTTTCATCGCCAAGCAAAGAAGCCATAGAATTTGCATGTATTAGAAGATGTCGGTCTGACATTGGGACATTTTTAGCACTAAGCTTTTTGCCAGCTTCAATGATCTTTCCAACATTTAGATCCGAGGCTCCTGCTGATCCAGAGGTAACCACTGTATTCGCTACAGTAGATCCAGCACTTGCATTGATTAAAGCATCGATAACTATCTGGTCTTGTCTTCGACCAATAGCCATTCCTAAACTTTCTGCTAATTCTGACCGCTCGTCAAAATTTACTTTTTCTTGTTGAAAGATATCCGAATACTCATGTACTGACCAATCCGAAAGACTAGCAGAAACAGTTGAGAATGTGGCTCCAGCAGAAACTACCTCAGTACCGGGTGTACGTTGACTAGCTTGTGATGATGCCAGTTTAGGGAATTTAGCAGTGCTACCTTCCACATTATTTCTGGTTCTCACAGTTCCAGCAAGTACAGAAGACCCTTGGTAAGCCTGATGGACTTCACTTTCGAACATCGTAATAAAGGCATTTGAAATTGATCCAGCCATTACATTGCTCCATAAAAAATTAAAATTAATGATTTTTTGGTTATGGTAACAATTACCGCCAATCGTCTAAGATTGAGGGGCTACATCAAGTAGTTATCGCTCATTTCTAGAAATACACTAAAAGATATAAGAAAGTCTATATGGATAATTTATAGATAATTAAGCTATATTTTCGTAAAACTCTTTCTCTACTCTAGCTCTATAGGCTGGATCTGTTTTCCACCGGGGATCAGCTACCATTGCTTGAAGTTCTTCTCTGGTCTTTCTTTCACCCTGCATACTAGGAATAGGTATTTCTTTAGCTCCTGACATATTTCTCAGTTTTCTAATTAACCTCGTTCCATCAGCAGAACCGCCCATAGTATCTAAAACTTGCATCTCCTCATTAGAAATAAGACCTTTGTTGAGAAGACCCGTTGCCCATTCATGGTTGGATCTAATCAATTCAACGGCATTATTCCCCAATTTTTCCTTTTGTTGCCGGATATATTCCTGCCTATCAACTTCTTGAGACTGCTGTTGATCTATAAATTGCTTGGCTAATCCCTCAAAATCATCTTGAGAAAATCCATAACGAAGAGCCATATCCTTATATCCATTTAGCATAGCATCGTCTTCCGGGATATTTTCACCTAGAAATTTTGTATCATATTCTTTTGGAGCTTTGTGATCTCCTCTGGAAAACTTCTTTTCCAAGTCAGAATAAGATTTAGCTAGCTTTTCATTGTTTATGCCGTTCTCCGCATCCCAGAACTTCTCCGGGAGCCATTCTGGTCTAACAAGGTTAACCTCGTCTGGATCAACACCCTCCGGCTCTGTATTACCCTCAAGGTGCGAGTTTTCGTTTTCTTCTGTCTCTTTTGGGGCATTGAGATCCTCTCCTGCTAATTCTGCCATGTTTACTTCAGGGGCATTCTCTTGCTTATCCTGCTCTGTATCAGACATCTCTTGTTCTCCTTATTCTGTTTAATATTTGTCTTACGATTGAATTTTGTCCCTCTCTCCAAAAACCAACACTGGCTTCACCACCGGGAGAAAAGGAAGGTTGATCAACTGTTATACTCTTTAAATGCTCTAAGACTTTCTTTCCTTCTTGTGTAGAAAAGGTAGTGGCAAAAGCCATATCTAATTGTGATAGAGTTACGTTATCTGGATAATCATCGGGATGCCATAGATCGTCATCCAACTGGTTCTGGTTGTTCTGGTTGTCCTTGTCCACCTTGTGCCATTCCTTGTTGCTGTGCCATCATTTGTGCTTGTTCCATCATGGCTTGTTGCATTTGTTGACGTTCCTCTGGAGTTGTTCTTACTTCTGCCGGGACCGCTAATTGATCTGCTATATAATCCAGCAATACGTCTTGCCTTATCGCCATTTGTCCCGTTGGACCAAAGTTCTGGGCAATTTGCATATATTGCATTATCTCCTGAACTTTCGACATATTCTGAGACATAGCTATTGGAGCTACCGGGATTACTTTTACTTGAAGTCCATTGACTTGTAAGGGTAACTCAATCATCCCCAAACCATCCATAACCTCTAGGGTTCGTCTAACAATTGGATACATTGTTTCAGAAATAAGTCTTGAAAAACTAGCTCCCATATTATTGGCAAGCATCGACATTCTAGCAGAAATTTCAGTAGCTGATCTTGCCGAAGAACTATCAGGAGGTAGGTCCTCATCCATCATTATTTGCTTAATAGAGTTAATAAGATCCTGCTGAGACATTTGGGACAATTGAATATCTCCACTCCGAGGGAGAGGGGTCAAACTTGCTCCTCTAGAGCCTCCATTATTTGCAACGGGAATAATAGCACCGGGAACCAATTTGACAGCATTTGGGTTTAAAACTCCATCATCCATTGCGGTATAAACTCCAGCTATAGAAAGGGAGGCATTCTTCAAGTGATACTCTTTCAACTTATTCAATGTTTTAATATCATGAATTGCTGTGAGTACGGGACCTCTTCCCATTTTTTCACCAGAGACAGTCATATATCTGCCGACTACCCAAGGAAAAGAATTTAAACGTCTATAGACTAATTCATCATCACCTTCCTCAGTAAGGACATGAAAATGGTAAATACCTTCGTCTTTATCGTAGCAAGTAATTTCCTGCAATTTTATCTTCTCATCAGGCTTATCTTGATATTTGATCTTGATATTCTCCGGGATCTTGGCATCAGGATATTCTTGGTCTAGAGCTACATAAGGAATATGATGGCTTCTATAAACCTTATCAACTGTACCAAAGGGTCCTTCATCAAAGGCAATGAGGAAAGTTGGAACTGCGGTATAGCGAATAGGCTGAAGCTCATCCCCCGGTTGTACCAACATTACTGCGGTTCCAATTGCTAGCTCTAGGAGAAATTCCCCCATTGCCATGTCAAAATTTGATTGTCGCATTACATCAAACATCTTATCAGCATAACCATCTAAGATACGTTGGATCTCAATATGCTTTTCTTCTGGGATCTCTTCCCCCGGTACTAATCTGCACCAAGGTCTTTGAGCCGGAAAAATTCCTGACTGAAGTTTATTAGCAAATTTTTGTGTAGAGTGTATCCCGGTACTGTCATAGATCCGGGACATTTTGTCGTTTTTTGGTGAGGATGTCTCATAGTTTCCATCATAAAGATTTCTGTTCGGGAGAACATACTTATAAGCATCCTCATAAACTGATCGCCACTCATCCTTGTGAGCCATAGCCTTTTTAAATCGGCTTTTTAGTTTTGAAACCTTTTCTCTCATGAGTAGGACTTATTCATCTTTATCTTGCCCCCGGTTTCCTTCGCTAACTTCTTTGCCTGATCCATTCCCTTCCTGTTGTATTCGAACTTCTTCTTCACTACTTTCTTCTTTCCCTTGCTCTTGTATTGGACTTCCGGCATTACTCTCCTCCATTTTTCTAGGGTTGCGGATATATTTTTTCATTAAACTTTACGTTTTGGACCTAATGTTGATTGTGTCGGCATGTCAGGATTACCAAGCTGGGCAACATCTCTACCTTCTGTCGTGATCATATCTGACATTCCGGCTCTGCCTCTTCTCATTGCTCTGCTCCTAGCATCAATTTTCTTCTTCTCCGCTGTTTCTTGGGTTTCAACCCTTGCTTCTTGATCAGCTACTTGTCTCCTAGTTCTCTGATCATCATCGCTGTCATCCTCTTTTGCACCGCCACCAAATATAAATCCCATCAAAAATACCTCGCATATAGTAAAAAATCTTCTTGGTTAGGACCAAACTTCTTCATTAATCCTTCTCTCTGGAATAACATCATTTCAATCCATCGTATAGCTGGATAATTACTAGAGTAAACGTAGCACTGATAGCGATTTGCCCTTAAAATCTTGGCGGTATACTCAAAAAAACGTAGTGAAGTGCGGTGCATTTTCATTTTATGGGTATCTAAATCGGAGGCTGGGATTAACCAGCACTCATAACAGCCTTTCCAATAGGGAACTAAGCCAAACATAGCAAAGATTTGGTCATCATAGGTCCCGGTAAAGGTCAATCCTTTGGGCAATCTCTTCATTAATGTGTCGCTATTTTCTCTAATAAAGAGAGCATCGATGTCTCTAACGGGTAATTTGTTGAGATGATCAGGGTCAAAATCAATTAATTTGGCTCTTTCACCATCTAATTTCGCTATTTCTGTTACTTCTTTAGGCGAAAACATCAAATTCCTCCCATGCATTAGCTACCATTCCAAAGCTAGGGGATCTTCCTCTCACCATATTTCTATGTTCACCGCCTCCTAACAGAAGATATTGCAGAGCATCTGAAACATGAGAGTGCATATCTTTACTCGCTACATCTTTAAACCTTTCCTGACCTGATCCCATTGCTACTCTTTTAAAATGATAGCCTCCAGCTAGAGCTTTTCTTAGTCTGGTGCATTCTCTATGGACAATAAAACCGGGTTTACCATCTAATAATCTGGTCATTGGCATGGCAGTCGCTTCTCTTCTGGTCTTAAAATCATTGGTGGCAGTCGGTCTAGCGATTAATCCATGAGTTTTTAAATGATCAAAAGCTGTCTGTTCATAAATCATATCTCTGGCAGATCCTGCCGGGTCACCCCAAATCATTGTTTCATATTTTGGATAGTGGGTTTCTAATTCTGCTTTGAGGATGTGAGCAAATCTTTCAAGACCCATATCAAAAGTTACGATCTCCCGAAGTATTCTCCAGCCTCCATTCGGCATCTTCTGACCAAAAACAGCAGAAGGAGTTAAACCAAAGTCTAAACCTACTTGTATAGGAATACCTTCGGTAACTGTTAACTCATCACTCATCGTATCGTCATCATATTCAGGGAATACTGGCTTGCCTTCTTGAACATAGGTATATTTTCCTTCGGCATAACACCTGATCCAATCTAACCGCTTTCCTCCTAATATTTGAGAATAGTAGCCATCGGGTAAATTATTGACGTTCTCAGCTTTATCATTTGTTTTCCACCATCTACCGCCTGAAAATAAAAATCCTTGAGCTTCTGGCATTTCTGCCGGGACATCATCATTATGGACCTCAATTACTCCACCGGGTTGTCTAAAAAATTTCCATGCAAACTTTCCTTTAGGAGTTTCTTTCTCAGCGAGATTGTAATACCAATGATCTGTATCCATACTATTGGTGTCCATGATAATGCCTCTCCAAGTGGGTCCACCATCAGCCTTTGTCGGATATCTTCCTACTCTATGAGATAATCCATCTATCACCGCTCTCGGCAGTGTTTTACACTCATTTACGAATGCACCCGTTAATTCAAGAGATAAGAGCTTTCTTATATCTTTGGGTTGATCTAATGCTAGGAACATAACCTCCATATCAATCCCGGAGGCATTTTCTCTTGAGGGAAGCTTAATATGATGTTTAATCGGAGGAGCATGATGGACATTTCCCCAGACATCTTCAGGAAATAATTCAAGCCAAGTCTTGAGAGTAGTAGTCTTCAGCATAGGATAAGAGTTTCTCACTACAGCAAACCGAGTGTACTTAATTCCATCTCTAGGAGAGGGTTTCTGTTGGACCGCCCGTTTAAACAACTCAGCACAGCAAGCATAGGATTTGCCGGAACCCACTGGACCCATAATTGATTTTACAAAACTATCATCTTTAAGAAACTTCCAGAGAACTGGAGACTTAGAAAAGTCTAAATTCATGCCTCCTTCAGGAGTTATTCTTTGATCGCTCATACTGCCTCCTTCATAAATAAATCGGCTTGTGTTTCTTTTACTTTCCAAGTGAGGGGACACTGCACGGCATCTATTCTTCTTGCCATACGTTCTGGACACACTTCAGATCCTTTATTCTTAAAATTTCTTGCTACATTTGTGCTATCTGCCGAGGCAAAGGGATACTTATCACCACATAGAGCCAATCCTCTGAGCATATGCACCCAAGATTTATGTCCTCTTTTTGTTAATTCATTCCAAGCCTCATCAGCTCGTCTGCACCAATTCTCACTTCCTACTTGCCAGAAAGTCCCAGACGATCCAAAGCAAAAACGAGGATAATTATCAGCCATTTCCAACAGCCACTCTATGCCCAAACTCATGTGCCATACTGGTGCTACTAAGTGTGGGGAAAGATAAGAAAATGAACGAAGTAGCAGTTTCTGTTCCTCTACTGATCCATCAATTACATCGGGTATTATTGCCCAATTCGGGGGATACAAATAAGGTTCAAGCCATTTTTCATATTCTTTAAAATCAACTGTCTTACCTTTTGTAAATGCTGAGAAGGCTCCATTATCCAACATAACCGACTGACCATGCCGGACACACCAATCAATATCCCTAGGGTCTTCAAAACTTACACAGAAATGCTTTCCTGCCATCTTGTGCAGTTCAGTGTGAGGAGTAATCGGTGTGCCGTGATAGTGGATCAATCTTTTATTCTCCACCAAATAATTAGAGCCGATAACATCTTAGCCACAATCATCAATAGACATCCGACCGGTGTGAAAAATCCAAGCATCCATAAGAACACCGCACTGTCTATCGGAGTGCCAACGGCTGATGAAATCAAAATACGTTGCCCTAAAGGTTTCTTGGTATAGGTGTACACCGCCCAGTCGGCTAATTCTGAAATCATAAATGCAAACACTGAGGCTATCGCAACAAAAGGATCAGCCATAAAGTAGCTGAGTATAGCTCCGATACCCATAGCGACTAACACACGATGCCCTATTTCTCGTTGAGAAAAATCCCTTAAAATAAAAATGACACCAACTAAAATCGACATTGGGGGGAACATCTCTCCTAGCAGTGGCACTGGGGGAATATACACAAAGCCAATATTGACCAATACAATCGACAACACATAGGCTATCGAATACTTAAACTGTTTTAATCTTTCCATTCTTTAGATCCTTTATTATTTTCTTAAATCCCTGCTTGGCTCCCGGTTTAACCCACCTCACTCGCCTTACCCGTTCATCTTTGGGAATAGGTTTGAGAGCAAATTGATCTATAAAATTACTTTTTGTCATCGGTTGGTCCTACCATTTTCACCTCTACTACCGCTGGTTTATCAACATTTCTTTCCTGCTCCAGCAACCCGGAGGCTTTAGCTAACGTCTGCAATATTCTCACCTTATCGATCATCTCAATTTCAATAGCATTGTGACCATCAGCATTAGGAATTACCCGGATCTTCTTAATAGCTCCTAAGACAGCAGGAGAAATCTCATGGGTAGCTTTAACCTGAACATTCCCCTTATCATCCCAACTCATTACATCTGAAATCTTGGCTGTCGCTAGATCAATAATATCTTGAGCTAACTTATCCCGGTTGTCATAAATAACATCCGATTGACCAATCCTCCTCTTAATCTGTCGAACTGATCCCAGATCTTTTAGAGAAGGTATTGGTAATCTTGACTGCTTCTTTTTAAATTGGGATTTCGTCATCTAACATCTCGCTAGTTGATCTTTGAGATCCAAAACTATTCATCCCTTCTTTCTTTTCTTTCTTCTCAAATAGTCTGAGCCAGATTTCTCCTTTCTCATCAGGTATAGGAAGAGCATCAAGCTTGACACTGGAGATCCTTCCTTCTTTCTCGAAAGCCACCCCAAGGTTAATCCATTTAGTCTTATCGCTGTTAGGTATTTTCTTAGCTTGGACAACGTCATACATTTTCAACTCCTTTGTTTTTTGAAAAATATTTTTGTGAGACACCCGCAAGGTCCTCTACCCCCCCGGAGGGGGGTAATGTGCCTTTTTTTTGGACCCCCCCCATGCCCCTTCTTTTAATTAAAATAGGACACATTTTATCTTCTGTTATCATCTCTATTGGTTCCTTTAGATTTGCTAACATTAGCATTAAACCTTGTCTTGTTCACTACTCTTTTAAGTAGATCCTCAACAGTCTTCTCCTTCTTGATAAAGGCATCGTTATAGAATGCTAGACTGTATGGTGGTCTTCTACTTTCTTTGACATGATAGTCTAGTGATGAAGTAAGTACTTTGATAACTCTCTTCTGATCTATTCCTTTACTTAACCACTCCTCAACAATTGCCTCCTGCCTCACATCCCATCTCCAGTTCCCTCGGCTTGACCACCTCTCCTCCAGCATCTGGGCGAATTTACTGCATAACTGTCTAGCTTTTTCCCTAATATCTTTAATACATATATTCTCAAGTTGTTTATCACTACCTCTAGAAGTAGTACGGGGTGCAGGTTTTACTACATCAGGTAGTAAAGTGTCCTTATCCTTATTTACTACATCAGGTAGTATAAATGTGGATAACTTACTCTTTTGGTGGATAACCTCTAGTGTCTCTCTGGCATCCTGCTCTTCAACATGTTCTGGTTTATTATTAGCAATAATGTCCTCATCCAGTACACCGGGATCGTAGATTATTCTCCAAGTAGCTCCTTGTCTTCCTTTCTTCCTAAGAGTGTTCTCTCTGATAATCTTCTTAATATATCCATACTTTTCTAAGAGCCTCATCTGTCTGCTGACTGCTTGCTGACATACTCCGAGTTGTCGAGCTATTAGAGATTGATTGGGATATAATGTGCCGGACCTACCATTAACATAACAGCACAAAGCTCCCATAACTCTGATACAAGCTCCATGTATTCTAGCATCGGTAAATATCCTGCTGGGAAGCACTGAATATGCATTTGGAGGCAGAGTATTATCTACAGTACGGCAATGCTCCAGAGGCGGTCTGAGGATCTCATATCTATTCTCTTTAATCCGTTCTAACTGCTCAGTATCTTTCATAGAAACTCTCCCGGATATATATAATTGGTGATAGGTCTGCATTGCTTCTTCCGGGCAATTGGATCTCTTACCTGATCTAATCTCTCGGCAAAATAGAGACAGCTTTCCTTAGTTTCAAATTGCAGTCGATGGATAACATATTCTTCCTTTTCGATATCTGGAACCAGAATAAGAAATAAGTGAAAGGTAATGAGAATGCTGGGTGTCATGCTCTCTTCCGCTTCCTCTTATTAATAGTATCGCCAAAGATCTTTTTATAGGCACAACTGGAGCAGATAACCTTATCCCTTTCCCTCTTCTTACCATCAATAACCTCTGTTACCTTACCGCTAGTTTGGCAGACAGCCGGGAAATTCCGGCAGATATCACAGCAGATACCATCAATCCTCATTATGCTTTTCCTCTATAAGCTTCTTAATGTTCTGCTCTAGGTCCATATAAATGAGAGCATAGGCATCATCCTCATCCCAAAGCTCCTGATGTTTCTTTTCGTAATGAACAATAGTGGAGTGATCTTTATTAAATACTTTACCTAGACCTCTACTTATTCGCTTAAGTTATATTTTTAAACTATTTGCACCTCTAGCCTACTATGGTAAAAACGTGCATTGCCCCGTTTG